AAGGCCACCCGGATGGCATAATTTACCAGAAAAGTTTCCAGATGGTTTTAACCCGTTTCTAAGACCTCATCCGTATAGGCCACCGCATCCGCCAAGTTGGGGAAAGTTTCCTGAACGATTAGAGCCAGATTTTTGGAAAGATAAATATCCATTCTTCCCCAAATGGAAAGATAAGGGTATCAAGCCTATGCCTATGCCTATGCCGGGTGGTACTCGTCCCGGAATTTGGGATAAGTTCCCACGGCGTAAGTTTGACGGTAATGAGAAAGATTTTCTTCAACTCCTTAAAGATGCTCAAATAAGATCGGCTATGCCTAAATATCATTCGGGGCAAAGAAAAAACATTAGGGATTTATCTACAGAAATGGCTACTGATCCATTATCCTATGTTTCCGATAATGTAAGGGGTCCACAGCTAGGCGGAGTTCCTGAAGGCGATAGGAAGTTCGTAAATACTATGCACGCTATTCAGAACGCTTACTTCACTGGTGCTGACTTTGGATATGAGGAGGGTTGGACTGATCGGTTAGGTGCTACCCAAGAGCAGATAGATATGTTCATGGCAGTACCAGAAGAGGCTTTTCAGTATGCAATGGAGAATCCCACCGATGATGTTTTAATGCAGTTCGAAGAATACTATGGATTCCCACTTAATGTTAATGATCCAGATATGCAGAAATATTTCGATCACATGAAAAAGAGGCGTTAATGCCGAATCTTTTCGAACAATTCCATGCTGATTTTCCCGGCGCACAGGGGTTTCAAGACCTTCCGGTAAAAAAGAAAAAGAAGAAGAAAAAGAACGTCTTTGCTAAAATTGGCTCAAGAGCGGTTGAAGAACTCAGCGCGGGTTTAGTGAGTCCTGCTATGGCAGATGAAGCTCCAAGGGTTGCACCAAGAGATGAATCTTCTCAAGTGCAAATAGAAGCTGCATTAGATCACATAGCTGATCTACAGGCTACCGGTGTTACTGGACGCCCAAAAACATACTCCGCTCAGAATGAGAGGCAAAGGGAAGAGTTGGGCCAGCAAATGTCTGGATGGGCTGCGAGGGGAGAAGAGGAAGGGGGTGAAGATAAACTAATAGATTATCTATTGGGTGTGATCAAGCCTATGGATCGCATGAAAACCACTGGTAGCGCACTTCTCGATATACTTAGGCAGTTGGGTAGGCCCGGTAGTTCTGTGCTTACAGCGGCTAAGAGAGGGGGGCAGGCATGGAAAGACCCGAAGAGTTGGAAGGGTAGGGTTCTTACCGGTCCCGGTGGATTCCCTATACCACAAAGAGCCATAGAAGAAGGCGTTGCCGGGCTTAAAGAGGGGTTCACCTATGAGGATGAAACCAGAGGCCAAGACTTCCTTAGTGAAAATTTCAGGAAGAATCATCCTTTGACCTCATTTGGATTAGGATTTGCCCTTGACTGGTTGAGCGACCCACTTACTCATGGGGCGCATAGATTGATTACAGGTCCGATTGAGGCTGGTGTAAAGGGCGCTGGAAGACAACTCTCTAAAAGTGAGGGTCTTGTAAATCTAGCGCATAGAATGTCTGCGTCTACTCTGGCTAACGCCTTGAATATCCATATGGGGGAAGCAAGACAGATCAAGAGAATGGCGGACGCTTTCCGCGATAGGCTTAAAGGGGCGCATGGGAAGGCCGAAGAATTCATGCGGTCTAGACAGATAGAGCTAAAAAAGATTGCAGATGATGCCGGGATCAGCGTTGATGACCTTAATAAGTCAATCATAGATGACATAGAAAATGGTACGATAGGTACATCAGACAGTATCACGGCAAGACTAAGTGATGATGCCGCTAGGGTAGCCAAGGAAGATATGGATGCCTATGATGAGATATTACGTCTTGAGCAGGAAGCTGGTGTAGATATTGGCGATCTAATTGAACGTGCGGAAGAGTTGGGGATCGAGGGGTATATTCCACATGTTGCAACCATTCACGCCCGGAGAGCCATGAAGGGTGGTTGGAAAGGGTGGACACGACCCGTAAGTTCTACCCACGCATTAAGAAGAAAACATGGCGGGACGATCAGCGAAATAAATGAAAGGATGCAAAAAGATGTGGATCAATTCCTACATCACGATCCTGCGTTGCTCCGCGCCTTACGTCAGTCAAGAAGCGCACAAGAGATAGCTTATGTAAATTTCAATGATGGTGTTAAGCAATTTGGTCGCTATGCCGATGAATTTCCTGATGGGAGATACCCAAAGGATTTTGTGACGATAGATGGAATACCGGATGTAAAGTTTCCAAAGCATTTAGCAAGAACTATAGAGAGCCAAAGGAATATATTAAGGGGGAAAGACCCACTTAATGACTTCCTAAAATATGCCGATCAATTACAAAACGTATGGAAGATGTGGACTCTTGGTGTAAGACCGGCCTACCATATGAGAAACTTTGTTGGTAACATTTGGAATGCGTATACTATTGCTGGGCTAAAAGACCCAAGGGCATTTAATACTGCAAGACAGATGCAGATAGCTGCTTTGCATAAAGTTAATCCTGATTATGCAAGGAAGATGGGGGCAAAGGTAGACCCGCAGACTGGTAGAGTTGATGTGGGCAACTTTAACCTCAATGACAAGGTTCCCGGATCAGACCTAACTTATCAAGAGGTTATGGATGAGGCCATGCAACGGGGCGTATTTGGTAAGGGTCAATATGGTGTTGGTAGTGATGTTTTGTATAACCTTGAAAGAGACTTGGAGCGTGCGTCTGAGGGTGGTCTTGCTGCGATGACAGCCGCTGAAAAGGCAAGGGCATTACTTACACCCACCACTGAGAATGTAATGTTGAGAGGTGGTTTTAAGATTGGTAATGTAATAGAGGATAATGCTAGGCTTGCTGTCTTTATGGATGCGTTTAAGAAAACCGGATCACTTGATGATGCCGCGAATATGGTTAAGAAATCTTTGTTTGATTACTCTGATCTTTCTCCATTTGAAAGAAGTGTGATGAAAAGGGTAATGCCATTCTATACATGGACGAGAAAAAATATCCCCGCTCAGATTATTGCTTTGTGGAAGAACCCAGAAAGGGGTAGAAAATTAGATATAACTAGAACTCAGCTAGAGTTTGAAAAGGGAAGGCCAGATTCCGAGGATGTTTACGAGTTTTATAATCGTGGCGTACCAATCTATATGGATAAAGAAGAGAAGGGCGAGGTCTGGAAGATGTACAGGATGCTTAACTACTTACCCATTGCTGATATAGAGAGAACTACAGACTTTAAACAGATGTTCAGTGAAATGCTGACGCCAATGTTTAAGACGCCTTACGAAATGATGAATAACTATGACACGTTTCGTAATAAGCAAATAGAGCAGACGAAGGGACAAACCACGGATTTCCTTGGGGTGAGAATGCCTGTTCGCATGGCACACCTTGCACAACTACTTGTTCCAATTGCAGAAATTAATAGGGCTAACCCATTTGGCATGTTCGGAGAAGCTACTAAAGATGAAGAAACCGGCGAATGGACAAGAACAAAATCTTGGGGGATGGAACAACCGTTGATAGGTTTTGAGGTTCCCAATCTACCTATACCCGGAATTGGAAAACTTATAAAGGGTAAGTATGAATTTGGTGGGACACCTAGAGAGTCAACAAGAGATCAACCGGCCGGCGTTAGATTCATGCAATACGCTCTTGGAATACGTCCATACTATGTGTCTGCTGGTGAGGGAAGAAAGTACAAGGTAAAGAATTTCAATAGAGACTTGAGAAGCCTAAAATATTATCTACACAAGGCTGAAAAATCAGGGCAGTTTAGGCGAGCCTCAGAACTTCTAAAATTAATCGAGGATCATGAGGCTGCTGAGAGGAGAGCAAAGCTGGATATTAAAATGGGAAGAGAACCAAAGTATCCTCATTACAGCAGATATTACGAGAGATGAGGACTTTACTAACTATACTCACATTACTTCTATCACCGTCTATACTAGCGGGACCACCTGAAGGTGCTAAACAACTGATGATACCCTACCCATCCATTTGTACGCCGGGTATGACAGAAATGATGAGCGCACTTACCACAGACTATGCAGTACATATCTCCATGACGTTTGAGGAGAGTCCCACCACAGGCATAGTGGTGTTGCATAATCCTAACACTCAGACTGCTGCTGTCCTTCATGTTAGAGAGGATAGAACTTGCATAGTATTCTCTGGACAGAATCTAAAGATGTTTGATAGACCTGAAGGAATGGCACCTCCCCAAGTAGACCTAGAAGATTTTGAGGAATCATAATGAATGTAGATTCAAGAGTAATAACCCTAGCCTTATTCCTTATCGCCCAATCTGTGGGTGCTATATGGTGGGCTAGCGGTCTATCGTCTGAGGTAGAGAGATTATCTGGCCTTGTTGACAAGTCAGACCAGTTTCAAACTGAGATACAAAGAGCGGTGTCCGGTCTTGATGTTCTTA